TCACATTGAGAAGCTTTTGACTTCTCTGTGCAGCTGAAATTCGCCCACGCTTTCCCAGTTTTTTGGCTCGTTCCCTCACGCCATATTCGAGATCCGTGAACACATCTCGGAGCTTCTGCCAAGACTTCAGCTCCGATTTTGTCTGTGATGGCGTCAATCGCTGATCCGATGTTCGGCATTCCTACATCCAGCGAGATAGCCCATGGATCTTCATTGGCTGCTTTTGCCAGAGCTGCATCGCTGTGCTCGACCTGCTCCATATTCTGTCGAGTCGGACGCGTATTGCTCACGCCTTCCGGCAGATTGATAGCACCGAGCACGAGATTTAAGCTGCGCCCGATTGCGCTGGAGACTGTGTCTTCGACGTACCATTTTTTCATCTGGACGTTATATGTCGAGACGTGTCCGAATGCGTAATCGATGCCGGCGGCCAATGTGTCATCGCTTTGACGATAGACACGAGCTTCGACAAGTATGTATCCGTCTTTTGCGTTGAAGTCGATGATTGATGTCTCGATGCGGCCTGTGGTGAATGTCTTTTGGAATCGCGCTATACGAGCGGCGATGTCTTCGTATCCATCCAAGAAGCTCATCGTGAGATCTCCTTACTTACCATGTGGCGTGATACTGCGCGGCCGCGTAGATAACCTTCACGCTGGCCATCTTTAAGTCCGATTGAATATCCAATCATGAGCATGAGCCCCATGAGCAGAATGATGCAGATCCACATCTGCACGAATTCGAATGTTGTCATTGTATTGCTCCCGAATCTGAGAGCTGCGCTTCAGCTCCCTGCCAGAAGCGTGACGGATAGAGCTGACATCGTCAAGAATCGCGCTCGGCTTTCGGCGTGTCTTCCACCGATTTCGGCTTGTCTTTAAGTCCATTTGAAGCCAAGACTGATCCGAGAGCTCCGGTCAAGAAGATGGTGAGTGTTGAAAGAAGCTCGATGAATGCTCTGTCATTAGGAGCTTGATCTCCAAGCGGCTGAGTTACGAAGATGAGTGCATAGAGCATTCCGGCCACTGAGAAGCAGAATGTCGCAGCTAGCACGACTCCGATGAATACGATGAGCCGAGCTTTAAGCTGCTCATTTGTGTAGCGACGAGAGTGCTTCACGCGGATCGTATCCGAAGATGTCTTCTGTGCACGTACCTTGCGCCTTGCACTGTGGCGGATTGCATTCTGGAGCATCCCAGTTCTCGAAGAGTTGGCAGTCATATCGTGTCCATCCTTGATAGGCGCACGACGACAGCGAAAGGACTAGCCCCATTCCAATCGCCGCCGTCAATGCTTTCGAAATCACTTTCCCTTTGTGATCCCGAACGATGCGTCTGATGGATTCAAGAAGCGAAGAATGACGGGCAGTACGGCAGCTAAGCCGGCCATGCCAATAGTCTTCGGATCTGTCTGTCCGGCCATGTAGACGGCCAGTGATGCGGCTAAGAATGAGCGAAGCCACGATGCTGCGATTGATTGGATCTGTTTCATTTTTTCTTGCCTTTCTTGGGAGCTTCATCTGGAATCTCCACAGCTGGATATTCTCCCGAATATGCAAGAAGCTTAGGCCGAGCAAAGCCGACGATTTCTTTTCCAATAGCACGACGCTTGATCATGACCATTCCGCCATTACGTTGATCGCCTGTTCCGGATGTATTACCTTCGACGCAGATCACTGAAGTCGCTCCGGCTTTTACGACAATGCCGATGTGTGAAATTCGGTCGATGCCGTCATGTGGGAAGTCCATAAAGCAGAGATCTCCTACCTGTGGCTTTTCTGCAATCCAGCGGCCGAGATCTTTCATCTTATTAGCTCCGGCAGCTGTAGAGACCATTGATGGAATCTTGATGCCAGCTTGATCAGCGCACCAATTCACGAATGATCCGCACCATGGCAAGCCGTCGGCCTTCATAAATTTTCCGTACTTCGTCAGATTGTCGCCTTCTTCAATCGTGCCGACTTCTGTCAATGCTACTTCGACGAGTCGAGCAGCTGTGCCAGTCGGATACGTCACGGAATTAGCGGCAATTCAATTAGACGCGGATTACTTTTAGAAGCTGGAAGATCTCTTAACGATTTGCGATAAGTTGCCCATGCAGCTTGATCCACCGGAGCATCTGCAATCTGTGTCCAATCTGTGCGCGCTAATTCAGTATCACGCCAATAACGTAACCGAGCTAAATAAATTTCATCTGATACGTCGTCGTCATTTCCTAGATTTGAAATAAATTTTGTCATTATGCCACCTCAAAAACTATTGAACATTGAAAGGTGCGATTGTTTGCACACGGATTGCTATTGTCATTATTGACAATTTGAAATTGTGTGGCCGTAGATAAAAAAATCTGACCAGAAATGCCAGTTGATATTACTTCTCGCCACGTTCCTGTCGCATAACTTGTCGGAGTGAAAGGAGTTGTAATAAGCGCACCGCCGGCCGTTCCATTTGTTGTTATAGCCACTTGCACTTTTGTTAGGCAAACTTTGCCAATTCTTTTATATAATCCAGTAACCGTCGCGCTTGTAAATGAGCCAGTGGTGGCGCTCAAAGTAGGCGTGTAACTTGTGTAAGCACCAGCGTCCCATTTTAGACCTGTGCTTTCGCTTGCCAATGCTTGCAAGAATCCGTAATCCGCACCAACGGCCAAGCGAGCCGGTGTGTCTGCCGCCGTTGCCGCAATTAAATCACCTTTTGCATCGACGATTGCATTTTGAATCGCGTTTGTGTCGTCGGTTGTGACCCATGTGAAATCCATGTCCGTGCCAGTTGTCTTTGATAAGACTTGACCGGTCGTACCACCTTTAAGGTCGCCCATCGATGAATCGATTGATGATCCGAGTGTACGAATCGCGGACGCTCCATCTTTTACGAGATCGGTGTTGTCTGGTGTGACCCAACCGAAATTCGTCGTCGTTGCCATGTCTTCTCCTTCTGTCTAGGCGACTATTGTCGCATTATCCCATATTAAAGTCGGTGATAAAGTGCTCCATGTCTCAGAAATTGACACGTCTTGCCATTTCACGAATTGCAAGCTGTAAGCCACCGGAGACAGATTGACCGTCAGAGCCAGTCGATTATATGAAGTCGAAAATGTAAAGCCCTCCACGAATCCTTGAAATGTGCCGCCATTCATGTTTGCCGGTAGATCGACGATATTGACCGGCAAGCCCATGAAGATTTTGAGCAAATCATCTCGATCGGTGTCATCGAGCTCTGAATTCGTCAGCTCATAGTTCAGAGTCTTGAAGATGTCCGATGGATTAGCTCTGAGAGAAAGATAAAAGTTGGCCTGTGTTGTGGCATCAGCTGAATTGTGAAGAGTCGTCGTGACGATATAACCTTGTTGGCCATAGGTTGCAATCGAAGTCACGTCTGTGGCTGATTGCTCGGATGAAGATGTGGCGTCGTATTTAATCGTCACCGAATTGCGAAGATCTCCAGTACGTCTGGCGATTGAAATTCCGTTGGCCAGAGCGTCATTAGCTGAAAGATCGCTGTATCCATTAGCTGCGAGATATTGGCTTCGATGTGTTGCATCGGCATAGCAGATTTGACCAGATCCGTTTTCATACAGATAACCAAGTCCAGACGTGGCAAGACCGGAGACGATATTGAGAGCTGTATTTCGTGATGATGATCGAGCTGCTAATTCATAATCACCTGGCTGATCTATCTCGCCGATTCCTGTATTTTCAGCATCGAGCCACTCTGTCGTCGGATTGTATGCAGCCCATGTCAGAGCTGGCGGCGTCGAATTCCATGTGTTAAAAAGAAGCGGCTCTAAGATGTCATAGATTTGATTTCCGTCATAATCTTTTGACAAGACTCCATCGACCAGAATTTTGGCAAGCTTGGCCAGAGCTCCCATCGCGATGATCTTGATTGATTGCGTGACCATAATTGTTCCTGCGCTTCGCACCGTCTGAGATATATCCGTGACGAATCCGCCGAAGATTGGCACGAATGTGCCTGTCGAATCTTTGACTTGAATTGCTATCTGATCATTAAGATCTGCGGCGATTGTCTGCTCTTCGTCCAGATTGATAATCTCGACCGAGCAATATCCGGCGGCCGGTTGGACGTAGAAGTCAGTACGACCGGACGTGATTGAAAGATTAGCCAGAATTATGTCTGTGTAATCGATGCCGCCGATTGTGACCGACCAGACCGGAGACCAGTCGCTCATCGGTCGTAAGCTCCCACTGTGGAGCTAATACCGCCACGAGCGAGCGAGTCTTGGAATACTTGTTCGACTGCTCTCGCTGCGCCTTCTGGATCGCCCACGACGCCCATATTGACTGTAATCATCGTGGCAGCTTCTCCGCGGCGGAATGACCCGACGTTGAATGATCCTGTGTCTGGAGTAGCTCCCAGAGCTTCAGCTTGACTCTGCAAGACATTGAATTCTTTTGTCAGAGCACTGAGCTGTGCTCTTCCTGCACTTTTGCTAATTCCACCAGTATCGACCAAGAATTGTAATTCTGTAAATTTGTCTGAAATACCTGTCAATCGACTCACAAGATTGTTCAAGCTTGTCGCACCGCTTGGAGTCATGACGCCAGTACCACCACCGCCGCCGCCACCGCCGCCGCCACCGAATCCACCACCACCAACCCCACCACCACCACCAGCTGATCCGCTGAGATATGTGCCGGATTGAATTGGATTTGATCCACCACCGCCGAAATCTGTGGAAGTGTCTGAAGAGTTAGCCAGAGCATTAGCTCCAGCCAAGACTCCAGCTGCCAGAGCTACAGCTCCGACTCCGAGAAGCGGATTCAGAGCGAATGCAGAAGCTACGCCAGCGACGATCGATGAAGCTTTGAGAGCGTTGTATGCCACGATGAGACTTTTAATCAGAGCGATGGTCGCAGTAACTCCAGCTGCAATCTTTGACGCTACGAATATGCCAGCGATTACTGCACCGACGACCAATAATTCTTCTTTGAAATCGACGATTGTCTTGATCAGACTTCTAACTCTCTCGCCCCATTCGTACATATTTTTTTGAGATTCGGTGAGACTTGATTTCAATCCTGCATTTCCAGTCAAGCCGCCAATGAATCCATCGATTGCCGGAATAAGAGTCTCTAGCACGAAAGTCGCAAGCTTCTCGGCTACCGGTAGAAGAGCCGCTCCAATAGCTTCTTTCGATTCTTGGATGGCAATCGACATCGATCTGAATCGAGCTTCAGCTGTCTTGGCTTGATTCTCTGAAAAATTGCCGTAAGTCTTTGTGAGATCTTTGACAATCTGGTCATTCGAAGCAGTCTTCAGATAGTTTTCATCGAGTCCGAGACCGAGTTTCTTCAGAGCTGTATTAGATCCCTCATGGCTCTTCGCGAGTGCGTTTGTCGTTACTTCCAGCGATTTTCCGCTTGCGGCACTTAGGTCAAGCGCAAGAGCTAAGAGATCCTGTGACTCCTGAACGTCTCCGGTACTTCTGGCCAATCGAGCCAGAGCCGGACGAATCTGGTCATCGGTGACGGCCGCCGCGATTGAAGTCTTTGTGACATATA